GATTTTAAAAACTATTGTTTAAGGCAATTGGGAGCACCTGTGCTGGAAATTAATGTTGCTGATGAACAAATAGATGATATTATTGATGATGCTCTTCAGTATTTTCATGAAAGACATTTTGATGGTGTTATGAGAACATATTTAAAATATCAAGTAACACAGGATGATATTGATAGAGGAAAAGGTCCAGGTCAAAGTGGAGTATTGGGAATAACAACAACCACTGCAACATCAACTATTGATGGTGCTACAATGCAGTTTGATTGGGAAGAAAATAGTAATTATCTACAAGTACCACCTTCGGTAATTGGAATAGAAAAGGTATTTCATTTTGATGGATCACAGTCCATGTCAAGTGGTATGTTCAGTATTAAGTATCAATTATTTTTAAATGATATTTACTTCTGGGGAGCAATGGAAATGCTCACTTATAATATGACAAGGACATATTTGGCTGACCTAGAATTTGCTTTAACTACACAAAAACAATTTAGATTTAATCAAAGAATGGATAGATTGTATCTAGATATTTCTTGGGGTGAATTAACTGCAGGAGATTATCTTGTTATAGATTGTTTTAGAACTCTTGATCCAAATGATTATACAAGAGTATGGAATGATTCATTCTTAAAGAAATATACAACTGCTTTGCTTAAAAAACAGTGGGGTCAAAACTTAATTAAATTCCAAGGAGTAAAACTTCCTGGTGGAGTTGAATTAAATGGTAGAGAAATTTATGAAGATGGTGTAAAGGAACTAGAAATAATTCGAGAGATGATGTCCAATACTTATGAACTTCCACCTCTTGATATGATAGGCTAATGGCATTAAATCCCTATTTTATTCAAGGAACTTCTGGCGAACAAGGCTTAGTTCAAAATCTAATTAATGAGCAATTGAAGATGTATGGCGTGGAGTGTTTTTATCTTCCTCGTCAATATGCAACTACTCATAAAATTATTAGAGAAGTAATAGAATCAAAGTTCAAACAATCATATCCTATCGAAGCATATGTAGAAAATTTTGATGGATATGGGGATAATACTGTAATGCTTTCTAAGTTTGGCATTCAATCCAACAAAGAATTAACTGTTACTATATCCAAAGAAAGATTTCAAAATTATATTACACCTTTAATTAAAAATTTACCTAATATTAATTTACCAAATGTTGAATTAGATCATAGACCAAGGGAGGGAGATTTAGTTTATTTTCCTTTAGGAGATAGGTTATTTGAAGTTAAATTTGTAGAACATGAAAAACCCTTCTACCAACTTAGAAAGAATTATGTCTATACATTAAGTTGTGAACTATTCAGACCAGAAGACGAAATATTGGATACTGGTATTGAAGAGATTGATGATACATTTGATGTAGATTTCAACTTAATGACTCTAACTGTTATTACAACAGGTTCAGATGCAAGTGCTGCAACAAGAATAGACAATGGTGCAGTTCAGACTATTGAGGTTACAAATAGAGGTGAGAGATATACCTCCAGTCCAAGGGTAGCAATTACATCTGCTCCTTCTGGAGGATTTACTGCTGTAGGTATTGCCACTCTTCTTGATGGTTTAGTTAATTGTGATGGAACAGAAATAGGATCTAAAGTACAAGGAGTGCAGATTATAAATCCAGGCTATGGTTATGAATATACCGATGCTCCTGGTATTCTATTCTTTGGTGGGGGAACTGATGCGGTAGGTGCTGCTGCAACAGTGGGAATTGCCTCTACAGGTTCGGTAGGTATTGTTACTATCTCTACAGGTGGTTCAGGATATTCAACTCCTCCAACTGTTACATTTGGAACTCCAAAACATGTTGGTGCAGCTGCTACTGCAGTTCTTTATAGTCCAATGTCAGGTACAGGAGTAAGTATTACATCTGCTCCTATTAGTGATGGAGATGCTAAATTTATGTTCCCTGGTGGAACTACTGGTGGTAGATTCTATAAACCAGGATTCCCACCAACAGTTACTTTTGGACTACCGACAGGATCCAATGCTACAGCAACTGCAACTGCTACTCTAGATGATTATGCCGTTTCTGGAGGAACAGTATTAACCGTTACAATGACTAGTGGTGGTAAATTCTATGATAGTGCTCCTACTGTCACATTCTCTGCTCCAACCGCTTCAGGTGCTGCTGCAACCGTTGGTTTAGCAGGTTCCGTAATCAATGCTAGTTCCATAGCATTTAGCACTACAGGTAGGGCATATACTACTGCACCAACTCTTTCAATTACTGCAGCTCCTGCAGGTGGAACATCTGGTGTTGGTATTGTTACTATTCATTCTGTTACTGGTATTGTTACTGCTGTTTCCTTTAATCCTTCGGATGCTTGGGCAGTAGGAACCAGTGCTACAGTTGGTGCTGGATATACTCTTGCACCTACACTTACATTCTCAGGAGCAACTGCACAAGTAAGAGCAACAGGAACCGCAGTTGTATCTGCTGCAGGAACCGTAACTGGTGTTTCTATCGGTAATAGTGGATTTGGATATCAAGCAGGTAATGCTCCTACAGTATCTTTTGCTGCTGCTACTGGAGGAGATGAAGAGTTTAGAGCAACTGGTATTAGTACCATGCGATATAATTCTATATTTGCTGAAGGTACGATAGGTATTGGATCCACATTTATTGTTGGTATTGCTACCACGGGTATATTGATTGGTGATAGAGTTAGATTGGGTGTAGGATATAGTGACTCTTATAACTTTATTGATGGAGATGCATATGTAACAAGTATCGGTGCAACATCAATCTTTATGTCCGAGGCTGCTACCAATGTTGGTATAGCAACCTCAACGTTTGAATTTGGTATTCAGAATTGTGGTATTGTGACAGGTATTAATATCATCTATGGTGGTGGTGGATATCTCGAACCTCCTACGGTTTCTATATCTAATACTGAGGGTGATAAGAATTATCATTCAGAAGTTGCTGGTGTTACCACGGCTGTTGGTTTGTCATTAATTAATTCCGCAGGTGTAGTAACAGCAATTTATCTAACAAATGCTGGTGCTAAGTATATTGAAGTACCATCCATAACCGTAGGTGCTGCTGACACTGGTGGTACAGGTAATTTCATTGAGACTGAAACCATTACAGGTTCTGCAAGCAGTGTAACAGCTATTGTAAGAACTTGGAATGCATCTACAGGAGTTCTTGCAATATCTAATTCTACTGGTGATTTCATTGTAGGAGAGACTCTTACAGGTAGTGAAAGCAATGCCCAATTTGAATTAAGATTGACACAAGATGATAATACTATTAGTCAATATCCTGATAATTTAGAGATTGAAACACAAGCAGATAGTATTTTAGACTTTAGTGAGTCTAATCCATTTGGAACACCCTAAATATAATATATAAGGTCTAGAAAGATGTTTGAGTATTATTACCACGAAATATTAAGAAGAACGATTATTTCTTTCGGAAGTCTTTTTAATGGAATAGAAATTAAACATGATGATGCTGATGATAACGTTACTAGTGTTATCAAGGTTCCTCTTGCATATGGACCTACTCAGAAGTTTTTAGCTAGATTACAGCAATCACCTGAACTTAATAAACCAACTTCAATTACATTACCTAGAATGTCGTTTGAGTTTACTGGTTTGCAGTATGATGGATCTAGAAAAGTAACTACCACTCAGACATTTAAATCTTCCACTACTGGAAGTGGGGCATCAATTAGAAAGACATATATGCCAGTTCCTTATAACATGTCTTTTGAGTTAGCAGTCTTTACTAAATTGAATGATGATATGCTACAGATTGTAGAGCAAATTGTACCATATTTTCAACCTGCATATAGTTTAAGTGTAGATCTAGTTAAGACTATTGGTGAGAAAAGAGATGTTCCTGTGGTGATTGAAAATATTACAATGGAAGATGATTATGAGGGAGACTTTACAACTCGTAGATCATTAATTTATACATTTAGATTTACTGCAAAAACTTACCTCTTTGGCCCTGTGGGATCAAATGCTGCAGCATCCAAAGATCTTATCAAATCTGCGAAGATTGGATATATTGGTGGTGGTTATACCAAGACTCCAACCAGAGATGTTACTTACTCTGTTACTCCTCGTGCTACTAAGGCTTATGATGATAATGTAGTAACAACATTGAGTTCAAATATCAGTGCAGAATTAGATGTATTTGATGTGGTAAGTGCTGCTAGTATCGCAGAGAATACATATATTATTATTGATGAAGAGTCTATCTACGTTGATAAGAAAACTGATAACCAACTATTTGTTAAGAGAGGTCAGGATGGTACATCTCCAACTGAGCATGTGGGTGGTGCAGGAGTAAATCTCATTACTGCTACAACTAATGATATGATCGAAGTTGGTGACGACTTTGGATTTGATGGTTCTTTGATCTAAAACAATGAAAAAATTAGATGATGCTTTCAACATTTCTGAGACTGAAGTAGTGGAAACTGAGACTGTAGGGATTACACCTGAACAAAAACCTGATAGAATTGTTAAAGATGATGTAAC